CCGCGTCGATCCCAACAGCAAAGAGGCGATAGGTCGGTCATTCGAGGCGGCTATGGCCTATTCGCCTATGTCACCTCGCGTCGGTGCGGCACGAATGCTTACGCCCGCTGCCAAACAGACGGCGGAGGCACTGCCTCGCGAGGCCATTAAAGAGTCCTCTAACGAGGCGTATAAGTCGCTACGAAACTCTGGCGTTCCATTGCAGCCTGCTGTTGTCGAAGACCTCTCCACAAAAATACGCGATGAACTCATCGGAAACGAGTACGGCTTCCGACCGCGCAATCAGGATCGCACGTTTACTGCTTTGGAAGAACTGAAAAAGCCGGAAGGTGAGCACGTGGTGTTTGCGGATATTGATTCTGTGCGACAGCAGCTTGGGCATGTCATTCGGGACAAGCCAGGATCGTCAGACGCACTCGCCGCCAGCATAGCGCGGGAACGAATTGACGATTATCTCTCGAATATCCCGGAATTTGCGGCACAAGCGAAGCAAGCGCGCGGCGATTGGGCGGCTGTTAAACGCTCCGAGCTTCTTACCGGGGAGCAAGAACGCGGCGAGCTTAACGCGGCCACGTCGGGTGTGGGAGCTAACAAAGCCAATTCGATTAAGCAGCGCGCAAAAGCGATATTGGTCAATCCAAAACAGCGTGCAAAATTTAATCCTGAGGAACAAGAGCTGTTGCAAGAGGTTTCGCGCGGTTCGACGCTCTCAAACTTGGCCCGTCATCTTGCTCGGCTCGGTCCCAAACATCCCTTGACTGGATGGGGGAGCGCTCTCGCGGCCGATCTAACGGGCGGACACGGAATGGCCACGGGCTCTTTATTTATCGGTGCAGTGTCGCAATGGTTGTCTGAGCGCTTGACTGTAGGAAAATTCGAGCGTGTTGAAGAAATGACGCGAGCCCGTGCGCCCTCGTCCGTAGCTAGCGGCGTTGTGCCCAAGCAGCGAATGCCCTATGGGGTACCACCGGCTGCCGCTGCCGCTGCTCCCGTTGCGGCAGGTGCCGCCATGTCGCCAGGAGGCGGAGGCAATCCCATGGAGCCCGGCGGGGGGGGCCCCATGAGCTTCAATCCCATGGATTTGCTTGTTTCGCCGGCGGCGGCCACGGAGAGCACAGACCGTAAGAATCCGTTGATAGGCCGCATTCCAGGAGAGGCGCCAGGTGGAGGTGGAATTACTCCACAGACAGTAATCCCACCGTCATCGCCAACCGTAAAGGCAGCAATAACCCGCGCCAGCGCATATGTCAGGGGCGGCAACAACGAGGCGGCTATGCAAAACAATATTAGGATTATGGAGCGTGGGGGGCCGATGGCCGAGAAGCTGGCCGATCATCTCATGAAGACCTTTTCGGAACATCCTTTGGAGCGCGCGCTGCCCGCTACCGCTGGTAGAACCATCGAAGGTGATGCCTCTGGCGGCAAATAGTGCTTGACAACAAAAGCAGCGGGGTGTAGAGTAGGGCCGACGACTAGAGATAGGAGGCCGCGACATGACAATCGAGAAGAAATTGAGGGAAGTTGATCTCTCAATGAGGATATTGACGGGGCGCGCGGGAACGATTTCAGACGAAATTGAAAAGATACTGATTGGTCTTGTGAACCAAGATAAGTGTGGCAGTGGCAAAGTCCAATTCCCGGAAAGCGCGAAGTTCCAATTCCCGGAATTCATCTACGGTCTGCTTGTGGGAGCTGGATTCATCTTTCTCTTAGCCGCCGCAGCGTGGCCTCACCATTGATGGAGATGAAAAATGGCACTTGTTCTGACGACAGAGGCCGATAGCGTTCGCACGTCAATTGGCGTCAACATCAAGTGGGGTGACTTTGCCTCCACACAGGGCGCCTACTTCGCTCATTGGTCCGACAAACTGATCCCAACGCTAAAAGCAAGTGGTATTCCTTACGCGAGAGGCGGTTCGCGCGCTGGCTCGGGCGATAGTCCGGCTCATCACCTTGAGGTCTACCAGCGCATTCGCGACTGTGTCGCCGCTGGTGTGAAAATTTCCGCCCTGCCGATCCTTAATACGACGGGCGCCATGGAGTATGACTTTGCCCAGGCCGACAATGGTTGGTTCCAGATTGAAGGGAGAAACGAGGCTGGTTGCTTAGTCTCGTTGTCATGGCAGGAGGCTTTATACGCCAACGTCAAGGCCAGCTCCATTCTCCAGAACCTTCCAGTAGCTGGTCCGGGCTTGGTCGGCGGTTGGTGTTTGCAGACAAACTTTGCCCCCTATTGCGACAAAGGCAATGACCACACCTACATCCATGGGAACAACCCCGAGGCCGCGGGCTGGATGCACACCTACTACAACCAGGTACAGAACATTTACTCCGGCAAGCCACCAATCGCCTCCGAGCTAGGTCATCGTCAGATCGCTCCTGGTGAATTGGCGGGGCAGAACCACGTACCGGGCGTTCCTCCTGATGTTAGGTCTCGCTATATCGTGCGTTGGGTGCTGTCCAATCTTCTTATCGGCTGGAAGCTCAGCATTTTCCATCAGTTTGCCGAGAATCATCAGGTCTCCGCAACGGATAGCGAGTACGGCTACGGGCTGCTCGATATCAACGGGGCGCCGACACCAGCATGGACCGCGCTCAGCAATCTGATTCGCATCTACAACGATCCCGGGCCTCCGTTCACGCCGGCGCCGCTTGATTTTACGCTTGGTGGCGCGTTCCAGAACGTTGAGGTGATGATCTGCCAGAAGCGCAACGGTCACTGGCTGATTGCATTCTGGATTGGGATGCCGTGCTGGGATGATGTGACCTACACGCGGGTCACGGTGCCTCAGCAGAAGGTTCTTCTGGCTCTCCCATCGATAACGCAGGCCATGGGGAACCGTTTCAATGCTGTTAGTGGTACCCTTCATCACATTCCGCAGTTTGCAACGAACGGCCAGGTCGTCAGCCTATACGCTCACGACGATCTGACTGTGCTAGAGGTGTGGTAACAACAACAGGAGGTAATCATGCTACGATTTAGTTTGGCTTTATCAGCGGCTTCGCTCATGTGTTTTGGAGCTGCGTTTGCTCTCGTTTATTGGCAGCACAGGGAAATGACAAAAGAGGCGGCTCGCGCGGTTGGCCAAGTGATCGTGCCGGCCACCTCTCCGTGGCAGCTGCCAGCCACGTTTAAGGAGCGATTTGAGCCGGACTTCGCAACCTTGATGGCGCCCTCGCTTTATGACTTGCATCCTCTGTGGAAAGAGGCCCCGTTTGGGGAGCGTCTCAAGGGTGTTGAGTATCAGCCATGAGAGGACGCCATTATTTCCAATCGTCAATGATCCGCGACATGGCAAGGGCTGCTGCCCGTGCTCGTGACTCTGAGGCACGGCGTAAAGAAGCTAATCATGAAAACCTGGATCATGACCATCGTGAATCCCGTGTACCGTCGCAAGCGCGCGGGACAAGTGACGCCGGCCACCAAAAAGGGTAGTGTCGCAGCTCCTGGTCGGGGTGGCCGGCGTCATGATGACAACGTATTATTGTAAAAACTGCGGGTGGTTGCGTACCGAACCGGTGCCGTTTGCGATGCATCCCAAGTGCGACTGCGGGCAGAACCTGCACTTGGTGACTTGGGATGGGAGCGAATGGGAGAAAGTTAACGAACTCGTTTTGGGGCTCAATGGTCGCAAAGCCTAAGGGTGACTCTCTGATGGAAGCGCTGGAAGCGGCGGTGCGCCGCATCCTGTCCAATCCTAAGGCGAGTAAGAAAGAGAAGAACGACGCGATCGCCAACGGGATCAAGTTGGCCCAGATCAAGCACAGACTTAGCCCGGACGCGACGGAGGAATTCTTTGGAACAGGTTCCTAACTTGCCATGGAACGAGGCCCGCGAGTCGTTCAATTCGGCTCCTATGCAGCAGAAGGCGCAACAGAAGTTCCATATGGTGCCGGACGATCCGGGGCCTAAAGAGCAGGACTTGACGCCATCCCTGATTCAGATGGCCAAGGCAATCGCCGCTATATGCGCTAGCCGAATTCTACTGCTGATGGCGGTTCTTATCGGCGCACCGATTTGGTGGTATACGGCCTGGGAACCGTCTCCGTTGCGAATCACGGCTGCCAGCGCGTATGCCGTCGTAACGGTGCTTCCCCTGACGTTCCTCTACTGGAGGAGAGGCTAATGGATGAGAGATTCTGGCGCGGGGTGATGTTCGCGACGATCCCGTCGCTGATGCTTTGGGCGCTGATCATTTGGGTGGTGACATGAGTCTGCGGCAGGGCCAGGAGTGTAGCCACGTCATCGTCAACTCGTCGGCGGGCACGACGCCAGTCGTCGCGGCGGTGGCGACGTTGCGCGTCTACATCTATAAGATGATCCTGACAATTGGCACGCCTGCTATCACCATGACGATTCAGGACACGGCTGGCGTGGCACTCACTCAGGCGTTCCAGCTCGCGGCCGGCGGCTCCGTTACTATCGACGTGCCTAACAATCAAGAGCCGTGGTGGAACAGCAACACTGGGCTCGGGATTCAGTTCGTCCAGAGCGGGACCACGCCCTACGGTCTCGATCTTTGGTACGTGCAGGGGGTGTGATCAATGAGCGGCGTAGGAGCACCGGCCCCAGCCAACCAGGCACCGTCGGCCACCGTTCACGCGGACGGGCTGATCGCGCTAGCGGCATTCGTCCAAGACCCTAAATATGTCGATCGAGTGAACGAGCTGAGGGCCGCGGAGGCGGCAGCTCGGGAGCAGCAGAGATTTGCCGAAGATTATATGGCATCTCTGAAGAAAGAGGATGTCCGCATAGTGGCTGAGCGCTCCCACTTGGCGGCCGCACAACGCGAGTTCGAGGCGATGCGGTCTGCGACAACAGAGAAGTATTCGCGGTGGCAGGATGAGATATGGGCACGCGAGCAGGCGGTTGCCGAGAAAGAGCAGATTGTCGGCTCGCACCACAAGACCGTATCGGAAGCTATAGTTGTGCAGTGCCGCGAGTTGGATGATCGGCAGATGCGGCAGGACCAGCGCGAAAAAGAGCTGGCCAAGCTCCAAGTCAAATTGGACATGGACGCGGCCGACCTGGCGCGGCGGCTGGCAAAGCTGCGGGAGGCTACGTCTTGAGTTCCGTGCTTGGAGGGGGCTCGACAGTTGCCTGCCCGTCGGTCGTTCTCTCGATTAGAAGCGGGGCTCCCGCCGTGACCTTCTTTCTGCAACTGGCCGGAGGGGCTGGTTATGTCCTGCAAGCCGATGGGTCGTCACATATTGTTCTCGCGGGGCATTAGGTCGTGGCCGACAGCACCGTCCATGCTCTGGCGGACGGCGTAGCGGTTGCTGACACGGACGAGTTCTATGCCGCGCGCTCTCCGTTCGGAGCCGGCAACGACGTCAAGCTGACCGGTCTGGAAATTGCGGCGAAGGCGCCCGTTCAAACGGTCTTCGGTCGCACGGGCACGGTCACCGCCGCGTTCACCGATATTACGGGCGTGGCTACCAATGCGCAGGGCGGCGTGGGCAAGGTCACGCTCACGCAACCGGCGACCGGCTCAACGCTGACGATCGTTGACGGCAAAATAGCGACCTTCAACAACACCCTGACGTTTGCTGGCACTGACGGCCAGACGATGACGTTTCCCGCCACTAGCGCCACGCTCGCCAGGACCGACGCGGCAAATACCTTCACAGGGAACCAAACGTTAGGCGCCACCGCTCAGTTTGCTTGGAGCGGCCGTGCGGTCTTAACGAGCACGACGACTGCTAAGCTGCAATTTGGCAGCTCTGATGCGGCTGCACCCGTTGCACAGACTATCCAAGCGCAAAGCGTGGTTGCCGGCAACACGAACGTCGCCGGCGCCACTTTCACGATCGGCGGCTCAAAATCCAACGGCTCCGGTGGCGGTGATGTGCTATTGCAAACGACGCTCAGCACTGCCGCGTCCGGCACGCAAAACGTCTTAGCGACGGCCATGACGTTCCAGGGGGGCACTCAAGACTGTATTGCCGCTAATTTTCTCGGCAGCGCTGGCTTTGTGAGGGTCTCAACCCAATTCGACAAAACGACCGACACAGCGCTTGCAAATGTGACCGGGCTTTCTGTGACGCTGACTGCTGGCGCCACCTACCAATTCCGTGCGGTGCTGTTCATCACGGCCGACGCTGTGGGTGGGCAAAAATACGCAATGGCCGGAACCTGCACCGCAACCGCAATCATCTATGAGGTTTTCACGGTTTCCAATCCCACAAACGCAATCGTCATTTCGTCCAAGCAGACGGCGCTCGCCGGATCTGTCGGGCAAGCCGGATCGACGGACGACTTCACGACGATCGAGGGGTTGATCACCGTGAACGCGGCGGGTACGCTCACCGTCCAATTTGCGCAGAATGCGTCCAACGGCACGTCCAGCGTGCTGGTTGGGTCTCACATGCTTGTCCATAAGGTGGCGTGATGGTGACATTCAACGCGGACGGGTCCGGCACGATCACCGCCCCGAACGGGGCCGTGCAGGCGTTCTCGGCCGGCATCATGCCGTCGGACCTTCTGGCGATGGTAACGTCGTGGAACGCCGTGAACGCACTGCCGCCGACTGCAACGCCGGTCACGCTGACGCCAACGGTGACGGTCACCGCGGGCGATATTGCGAGGCAGCAGACTCATCTCGCACAGGTCTTCACCTATCTGCCGCAACTGGTGACGGCGATCTCCAAAATCCCTAGCGCCGGCGTCATTCCACCGGCCCCGGTGGCGGTAGCATGACACTTCCCGTCCCATCCTTTGCCGCCTTGGCCACCGGCAATCAAAATCTGTCGCTGTTTGATTCGCAGTTTAATGCCATCGGGGTGCTCGTGGATATCCCGTGCACGGCGAGCGGCACGAATGCGATCACCCTGACCCCCGTTGCGAATACCCCGGCCGTTACGGCCTACACCGACATGGCGCCGACGTTCTCGTGGCAGCAACCGGCCACGACTACGGGGCCGGTGACGATCGCCGTGGCCGGACTGTCGTTTCTCAACGCCTTCACCCACAACGGTACGGTTGCGGCAGGGTCCGGAGACTTTGTCGGAGCCGGCGTGTATCGCGCGTACACGCTCGCTGCGCTTAATAATGGGGCAGGCGGATTTGTCGCCGATGTGATTCCGGTGTCACTCTCGGCAACCACAAGCACGATCGAGTATGTGATTGACGGCGGCGGAATTGCGCTGACGACAGGGCTCAAGGGCTATGTGGAAGTGCCGTTTGCATGCACGATAACGCGCGGCACCCTCTTGGCCGACCAGACCGGGTCTATCGTGGTGGATGTTTTTCGGACGGCCTATTCGACTTTTGCTCCACCGACTCATCCGGCGGCGGCGGACAAGATCACGGCATCGGCTCCCCTGACCATATCGGCCGCGCTCAAGGCGCAAGACTCGACGTTGACGGGCTGGTCAACCGGCCTGGCTGCTGGCGACATCCTGGCATTCAACATCAATAGCGTCGCGACCGTGCAGCGCGTGAGCGTCTCGCTACTGGTGACGCATTGAGTGATGAAAAAATGGGCAAGTGGAATTCAATGGAATCTGCTCCGCATGACGGCACTGCCGTTGAGGTCAAGTTCAGGAATGGAGAAAAATTAGTCCTTTGGTGGGACACCCACTGGCGTATGTGGAGGAATGCCGAGACTTTTTATCATAATCCGGTGCAGTGGCGGAAGTCGCACGTACTGACCCTTACGCGCGCACCTGGGTCGAATGAACCGAGTGACACATGGTCCGGCATCTGATCAAAGACGAACTGCGCTACGTTTCGTTTCGCGCGGGCGCTGCGGCGCTGCTCTACCTCGCGTCGTGCGGCATTGTGCCGATGGAGCACCCGTTCCGGTCAGGCGAGTACATAGTTGAAACGTCCCTGTTTGCATACAAAGAGTTGCGCTCGTTCTTGAGCCGCCATGACGTGATCTATGCGCTGAGCTGGCAATTTGCAGTGAGCGGTGTTTCTATCACGCTGGCCGGCGATTTTAACGTTGCCAGCAATCAGATCAATTGCATCGGATTCGGGCAGCAAGGACTCGCCGGGCGGGCCGGCACCGGCGCCTCGGGCGGCACCGGCGGCGGCGGTGGCGGCGGCGGGGCGTTCGCGCAGATCGTCAATTACAATACTCACGGTGCCGGCGACGCCGTGCCCTGTCAGGTGGGCGGCACTGGTGGAGGTGTTAACACCTGGTTTGATGCGGTCGGGACAGTTTTTGCGGCCGGCGCGATCGCCAATACGAGCAATGGCGGCACGGCGGCGCTCAGCACCGGCTCGACGACCTTTGACGGCGGTGACGGCGCTCTCGGCGGGGCCGGCTCGTCGGCAGGTGGCGGAGGGGGTGGTGGAGGCGGCGCTGCGGGGCCTGACGGCGCGGGCGGTAACGGCGTGGCGGGCTCTCTCGGCGGCGCTGCGGGAGCTGGCGGTACAGGCGACGGAGGCGCCGTAGCCTCCGGGGCAAACGGGACACAATTCAACGCAACGCACGGCTCTGGCGGCGGGGGTCCTGGCGGCGCTGGCGGGCTTGCCAGTCACGCTGGCCATGTGGGATCAAACGGCGGCAAATACGGGGCAGGAGGCGGCGGCGGTGGCGGCGGCGGAACCAATGGTGCCGGCGCAGCGGGCGGGCTCTATTCGACTGGCATTGTTGCGATCGGGTACACCCCGCCGGCTGTCGGCACAGCCCCGCGCGGCAACATAGTCATCGTCACATGATCACCTTCGAAGAATCGCGGCAGGGCTATCTCAACCTCTGCAACAAGATGGTCGTTCGAGACGACAAGGTCGATTCTGCCAACGCGATCGTGTCGCGCATCATCGCCCACAAGGCGGACTATCAAGCCGTGGAGGCGGCGACCGGCGTGCCTTGGGTCCTGGTTGCCGGACTGCATTCCCGAGAATCAGACCTCAACTTCGGAACCTATCTCGGCAACGGCCAGCCGCTCGACCAGGTCACGACGCAAGTACCCAAAGGCCGCGGGCCTTTCTCAAGCTGGCATGCCGGGGCAATTGATGCGCTGCGATACGACGGGTTGGACGAGGTCAAGGAGTGGCCGATAGAGCGGATCGCTTACGAGGCGGAGCGCTACAACGGGCAGGGGTATTTCAGCAAGGATATCAACTCGCCCTATGTGTGGTCCTGGTCAAACAACTACACGAGTGGTAAGTACGTGGCAGACGGAGCGTTCGACGCCAATGCCGTCGATAAGCAGTGCGGCGTCATGGTGTTGGTCAAGCAATTGGCGGGTTCAATAGAGGCACCACATGATCCGCTGCCGCCTCAGAAACCAAAACCGGTTCCGGCCGAGTCGCCTATCATTCACACAACGGAAGGACACATCATGTTTGATCTCACGGCTCTCGTCAAAGACCTCAATATTGGCCTCGACACGGCCGAGAAGCTTGACCAGTTCCTCAGTTTTGTTGATCCGCCAGTTGCAAGCTACGTGCTGCAGGCGATTAAGGCTATTAGGACAATCGAGGACAACCTAGGCGTGACACCCGCCGCTGTCGGTTTGTTTGATCCGGTAGCAGTGAAGGAGGCGACGGACCACGTCACGCCAGGCGCGCCGAACAGCGAGGCGCTCAAGCCATGATAGGCCTGCTCGTCATTCTCTCGATTTCGAACGGCAACACAAATCCGGTATTTGCGCTATGATCGGCACCCTCTTCGGTCTGGTATTTTTTCTGATCATCGCCGGGGTGATCTGGTGGGCGCTCCAGCAATTGTTAGCGCTCGTCCCGCTCGCCGAGCCGTTCGCCACGCTTGTGCGCGTTCTTATCGTCGTCATCGGCGTCATCGTGGTGATCTACGTCGCCATGATCCTCTTGGGCATGGCAGGAATCCACGTGCCTACGTTCGGGGCTATTCGTTAATGCCGTACCGCGCGCCGTACCGTCAGACCTTTGAGGACTGGATCAGGGCGCTCAATGCGGCTGGGTCGTGGCAATCACTCGAGAACGAGTTCACGCTGTTCCGTGACGCGCAGAATGACTTGTTGCGTCGGCTCAACGAGCTGGAATGGAAACAGAGTGCCAGGACGCCGACCAGGGAACAGAAGTCTTGAAATATGGTCCCGCCGAGAGGTCCTGTCGTAGTCACCGATCCGGACCCGACTGCTGCGGTCACGGAAGCTTTGCGGCTAGCCGTAAGGACCATTGAGGATAAGTTTGCGGATCAGAAGGCCAGCATCGTCCTCGCGCGCGAGGAAATGGCGGAGAAGCTGCAAGCATTATTCGCAGGCATCAACGATCGTTTTACCGGCAACAAGGAGCTGGTCGATCAATTAGGGCAAGCAAACGCTACCGCCCTGACGGCCGCTTTGGAGAACCAGAAAGAGTTGCTGACACAGCTTAAGGTAACTTTCGATGGCACGATATCGGCGGTCAACGAGAAGATCGACGCCGTCAACGAGAAGATCGACCGGCTGACTTCACGGCTTGACACGGGTGACGGGAGATACACGTTCGACGACGCGAGAAGTCGCGATTTCAGGCAGGTGGTGCACGACCGCCAGGAGGAATATGCCAGCAAGTGGGGAATCGCGATCGGCCTGCTAGGGGTTGCGGTGGCAGTCATCGCCATTGTTTTTGGGCACAGCCACTAGTTCTTGTCTTTGAACACTTCCGCGAACGGCGCGCTGATGAATTTCAGAATTTCATCGGCAATCGCGATAAATTCAGCACTGGTTTGGACGTGATTGTTCTCAAGGTGCTTTACTACCTGTTCGACGCACCACTGCCGCAGCTTCAAGTCTTCGAGCTGGCGGCGCCACTTCTCGCTCCATTGCTCGAACATCGCCTGAACCTGGGCGTCATTCATTTTTCAATCTCCCACGAGGGTTTTCCATACGACGACGCAACAGAGAATTAACACGGCGCCATCAACAGCGAGAGCAGCATCGATAACAAGATCACGCATGCGGCTTCTCCAGGAATTGGGCACCTTCCAGAAGGACATCCAAGTCAGCCGCCGCTAGAATACAAAATCCTACGGACGTTTCCGGATACCACTGAAGGTACCAACACTCGTTAGTGTCAATTGCCTTTTGCTTCTGCTCATCGCTTACCCAGTCTCTGTAACCGTGCTGTTTCGCATCGATTGCTCTCTGCACGGTTACATAGAAGTTCAGGTGCTCGTTATGGACAAGCATCATTGCTGCTTTAGGGAACTTCATTTCAAGTTTCATTTCAAGTCTCCGGCGTATCCCCATGCCGTACCCACACCTCGCCAGGTTCCTCAAATTTCAAAATATCAAGTTTTCCATTTCTGATGACGTATATGTTGTGAGCTGTGGCTACTAGCGTCATATCCTTGTACGTCACCATGGAAACGATCTCGGCGTTGTTCGTGAGTCGTGCCCAGTCATTCGTGATTTCATCCATGTGGTGTCTCCCAGTGGCGGCACGCGCGCCGCGTCGGCGCTACCGGCCGCTCCATCGACTGCACGACGGGTTGCAGCCTCGACCCATCTGGTGAGAGCACCGATAGCGGGCCAGGTGCCATACCGGCGAACGCAAGCGGCGGCTCGGCCATGCAGTGACCAACGCGCTCGCGCTGTCCTTTGATTGGCTCGAAGTAATGGCAGTTACCGCAGGTGTTCATGTCTTCGCTCCGGCTGTGAATCTCGACGCCAACAAGGCTAGAACTCGCGGCTTGTGGCGCCGGTCCAGGGCTGCCTTTAGTGTATATCTGGCCTCCATCGGCAGCGTCTTCCAGGCAGCTTCCAGCTCGCTCATGCTGCCGGTTTCCGCAGCCTCTGCCAGCAGGGCGTCGGCCTCAGCAATCTCATCGCTTTCGCTGATCGTGACTTTGTCGGTGTCCGGGTAGCCGCGACTTCCGGCGCTAGCGACATTGACCGAGGTGACGGCGGGAGGCGCAGTGTTCGGGTCTGCGCCCCCCGCCGCTTCGGACGGCGACGGGACACGTGGGGGGGACACGTCCCTTTCGACGGAAGGCTTGCTTGTGGCTTCAGCGCCTCCGCCGGCCGCCCAAATGGCTAGTTTTTCTCCGGTGTCCTCGTCTAGTTGCGCCTCGGTCAGAATCTGCGCCAGAAAGTTAGGACGTTTCAACAAAAAATCCTGCCCCGCCTCGTCGGTCTTCCACGAAGGCTTGCCGTCCGCGTTCGGGGGTAGCAGGCACATGCAGGTCATGGCGTGGCATATCTCGGCTGGGGCGATCGCCTGGTAGCCCATACGCGTCGGCACGGTCACGGTGCGGCCATTGCGCTCCTGCGCGATCGGCTTGGTCTTCTCCCGAGCGCGGAAGGTGAAAATCATCGGCGTGGTGATTCTCAGGAGGCTGCTGATGAGGCGTGTCCGGTCTTGCTTCGGGATGATCCAGCCCGCTTGCCCCATCGCCTCGCGGCGGCGCCAGTCGTCTTTTTGCTCGCCAAGGCGGCGAGAGACTTCTTCCTCGTGCCATTCGAGGACGCCGCCTTCTCCTTCGTGCTCGTCAGAGAGGCTATCGACGATGATAGCCCCCGGACTGTCCAGAGCAATGCATTCGCGGATTGCTGCAAGGAATCGACTTGGGCGGTAAGGTGGAGCAAGTCGGACGAGACCGAATTCAATGTGCTCTCTATATACGCTAGATCGTCCTGCTTCAGTGTCGATGACATCAATTGGTCCTTTCCTTACCCTCTGTATTCCTAGCGCCAAGCGCAAAGCGGAGTACGTCTTGCCGCCGCCGGGCGGCCCCTCGAGTCCGATCAGCAGAGGGAACGGCCCCGTGGGCTCGGTCTCGATTGGGAAAATGCGCTGCGCAGTCACGGCTTGTCTTTTGCCTTCCACTGGTGCGCGCGACGCGCTGCTATGGTCTCCGGCGTTAGCGGTGGCCGACCACGCTTTCGTTTGGCCAGCTCGGCGATCGGCTCGCCTTCTTTGTCTTCAGGTTCAGGCCTGAACGAGTCGTAGTCAAAGGGTGGAGGGGTGATATATCCGGGATGGGTATTAAGGAACGGATCGTTTGCTGCTAGCCCTACCAGATCGTCCTCCAGCTCTCGGGTGAGCCACGCCTGCTCAATGTTGGCCCATGCTCCGACCGAGACCGGACGTCTAGGATAGCCTGGCCACTGGTTGGTCTTGACGCACCGGTGCCAGATGGCGATCGCCGCGGCTACCATCTTGTGCGCGAGGGTCATCGCCTGTCCCGACGGCTCGACGACCGACACGAGATACGGCTCATCGGCCTCTTGCACCAAAAATCGGAACCGCACTTTGCCGGCAAGGTGGGGCTTCAGAAGGCATATGATGCGCTCCTGAAATGCGGCCTGGAAAGCCCATCCCAACCGATTGAACGTGCCGGCAATCATTTGCGGGTTGGCCGATCCCGTGGTTGTCTTGTAATCCCAGCACGTGACGCCGGTGCTCACGTTTGAGCCGTAGAAGTCGATCAGCGTGCGCGTCCAGCAGCCGACCGGGTCTTTCGCAAGAGCGCAAAGCTCCATCTTGCCAAACGCTGGGTTGAACGCCTCGGCGCCTCCATCGATATCGGTCAATTGCCGGTGCGCCTCGGTCACCATTGATTTCGCGGTCGCGTGCTGATGCTTGAGGATCGGTATAAAGCCGGCATCACGGTAGGTGTCGCGGGCAATCTGGGCAGGCCCCTTCCGGTAATCCGGCGCATCGACAATCTGGAACTCTTGACCCTCACCGAGAAACAGTGTGTGGGCGACAATGCCGAGGTCAAATTTGGCCTCGCCGCGCCTATGTTGGACATATTGCGGGTTCAGCCGCGGGTGCGACCACCAAGCGGCGCGCGGGCATTGCTCCAGCAGGATTTTGCCGCGCGACTGGTTCAGCGAAGTCTCCGGCGCGGGGTCGCTGCGGTAATCCGCGGGGTCGATCTCATAGAATCCAGGCTCGCTGAGTACCGTCATGTCAGTTCCTCTCGGACCTGTAGCTCGCCATCCATGTTCAGGCTCCCTTGGGTTGGGCCGCCTTTCCCTGTCACGGGCGGCCCCGCGTGATGTCAATGTGCTCAGATGGCCCTCTAGAGTGCACACCCAGGGGAATTGGAAAAAGAACGGGACAGTCTCTACCCTTGCATTTCCTGGAAGTCAATGGTAATTTTTACCTCATGGCGGACAAAATATGCAAGATGTGCGGCTCGCCGCTGCCCGAGATCAGGCTGGGCGCGCGCCTTACCCCGCTCAAGGCATTGATCTTTGACAGGATTCACCGCGCCGGCCCGGACGGGATTCTCTGGCAGGAAATATCCAATGATTATTCGTTCTTTGGGCGTGGCGGGCGCCGGACGCTCAAGGCGCACGTGTTTCAGATCAATAAAGTCATCCGCGCATCTGGTTTCTTCATTTATGGACGCGGCGGAACCTATCGGCTCATGAGGACAGGATGCAAGAAGACACGAGAGAACCGTCGGATTCCCGGCAGAAACAAGCGTGGCTTAGCTACACCATAGACCTGCCGTTCCCCGTGTCGGCAAACCGACTCTGGCGCTACCGCGGCAGCATGCGCCACGATAGGCGGCGTGCCGTCTGCCTGTCGGAGGAATACGTGCGGTGGAAACGCATGGCCGACGTGATGTACTTGGCGCAAAAACGCAAGCTGGCCGTCAAGACGCTCGGAAAGTGCGTTGTTTGCATCATCTTATCGGAAAAGCTTCGCCGTCCGACTCAAGACGCGGACAACTTCATCAAGGGCGTGATTGATTGGCTGCAACGCGTTGAAATAATTCACAATGACAACCTTTGCGACGGCGGGATGTGGGGATGGGGCGACGCGCCTGACGGGTGCAGGGTGATCGTTAACGGGAAGGAATGGAAATGAAACGCTTTGCGATCCTAGGACGCTTGAAGGGCGAGGAAAGGCTGGTCGAGCTTTGCCGCGTCGGGCCGGGCGGATCGGGGACTTCAGACCCTTTGCGGGTGGCGCGGTTCTATCGCGAGTGCCGGGCGGAATGGCCAAGCACCGGGGCGATGTACGATTGCGTGGTCATGCGAGTGTTGCCGGAAAAGTTATGGCCGTTGCCGCCGAGGCGGTTGCCTACAATCACAAGGTGAGTTAGGTTTTGGTTGCCGGAGTAGCTACCGGCACGAAAACGGGCTAGCGGCTGCACTCCCCAAGAGCCAGCCGCGCAGCTCCGCTCTTGGGGTTCCCAAAATGGAAATTGATCTCTCTCTTTGTGAGAGCCCGATTGAATTCAAACTGGGCGAGGCAATGCAATTCGTTTTCGAATGCTCTTTCCCTCCGGGTGACGTCAGGATAATCCCGCAATATGCATTAGCCAACTTTCGATATGATTTCGCTATTAAATTTGGCGGCTCTCTGGTTGAGACCTACGGCGACAGGCCGGTTTTTCTGATCGAGTGTGACGGCAAGCAATTTCACGGCAACAAGCAACTTCGCAACGACCTTGCCAAGGACGAAGCGGCGGTTGCGGCAGGATCGTATTGCTTGCGCTACCGCGGTTCGGACATCAACCGTAACCCGTATTTATTGGCGACCGAGTTGGTGCGAGCGGTCGATCACATGCGAAAATGGGCCACCATTGGCACGTGGTAGGGATCATGCCATCACGTCCTTGGATGCCGCTCTATGTGGGGGACTACCGCCGCGATACCGCGCATTTGACGACGCTGGAACACGGCGCATATTTGCTTCTCATCATGCACTATTGGGAAACCGGCCCCTTGCCGGACGATGATCGCCGGCTTGCACAAATTGTCGGCCTCTCGCTCAAGCAGTGGCTTGCCGTCCGGGAGACTGTCAAATCGTTTTTCCTCAGATCCGCCGTAAAGATGAACAGCCAGCAATTGCTGGATGGACAATTACGCCACAAACGCATCGACCTGGAAATGGAAAAAGCAGAAAACATAAGCACAAAGAGAAGGATAGCTGCTCTAAAGAGCATTCCTGTGACACGCGGAAGGGACAACATCGGCAGGTTTACTGTGACAAAAATGTCACCAGCTAATGCCCAGCAAAAGCACACACAGTCACAACCACATAGACTCTCTGAGGAGATTCAGAGCGATTGAAGCCCTGTGGATTACTGTGGAAAAGGTAAAGAAAGCGGCTGCCGAGATAGCAAGCAAGGAAGGGAATTTCCCGGAGGACGACGCCCCGTTCGAATTTCCAGGCTAGGGCCGATAAAGCATGGCACTCATCAAGGATCACGCCCTTCGCTGCGCCTAATCCAATCCTGAACCTCGCGAGCAACCGCCACATATTCCTTGCTCGGCGTCAAAGTAATCTCCTGCCCCGGCCGGTATGTATGCCAAACCTTATTACGCAGGTCCCGAGGAAGCAGGAACCAATGCTTCTTACAACCCCACATCGCCGGAGGAACCTGTTTATTGCACCCCGGCCAGTGGCATTCATGATAACGCGATTGACTCTGACCACAAACATAATCCGCCTTTGCCTTAGTGGGCCAATCCGCCGCCTCGGTGCAATGAACCCCCCTCGCGGCTTCGAGTGCGGCACGTACAATCCTTCGCCAAGCCTCTTTGTCCTGGACGGTTTCCCATTTCCCGGTCCGGTCGCACAATTGAAACGCCGCCCGGGCCGCCGCCTCGATCTCAGCTTCGCTCGCCATGGATTTCCCCGAGAATCTCGGTCAGGTCGGCGGCAACTTCGCCGTAGCCCATTTGCCTGGCCCATTTGATGATGGCTTTGAGCTTGTCCTGTAGAGTCTTAGGTTTGCGCTTGGTCATTCTTCACCTGTTATGGCCTGCCACGTGGCTGGGAAGCTCACTGGTAAGAGATTCGTCCTGAGAGGTACCGACACAGCCTCCCGTCGAAAGACGCATCAGCGGCCTTCTGGCGCGTTTGGCCATCGTGCACGAGCATTATGTGGCACAGACGCATCACAGCACTATCCGGGATAGGCCACTCACCGCGGGACCAACCGTAGGCTGTGCGAAGCGATACGCCGAGCAAGGCGGCGGAACGGCTCACCGGAACTTCCAGCACGGTGAGGGCGGCGCGGAACTCGGTGGGGGTCATAGGGGTATCAGATACCGGCACAGGCAATACAGCCGGTGGTCGGCCGGATATTCGTTATCTGAAAAGACAAAATCCGACAGCCCGATCCGGGGCGTTCTGGCCAAGGCAGCCGCCAGCTCCTTGACGGCAGCATTGCCGATGCCGGGCCAGTTGCGGCGGATCGCCTGCTCAAAGGCTTCCTTGCGTCTGAGGTCTTCCCGAAGACTCATGCGTACCATCCCCATAGGCCGATCAGCACCCAAGCAAAGAAAAACATGATCAAGAGGCCGATCAAGACAAAGAATTCAATCTCTGATTTGTCGATCATCTGGTCGCCTACGCAAAGTTGGTGAATTTCTCCAATTTGTCCTCGTCCTCTGGGGTCATTGATATCCCTCCTTTTTTAAGGCCTTGATGGCCGCTTCCAATATCGCGATGTCGATGTCGTTCATGGCGACCAACCATGAGTTGCGATTGCCCTTTGCCCGTTTCAACCGACCCACCAATCCTTCAAGATTTAGCATCACTTCGATTGTCATCGGATTAACTCCAGTGCGCGAATGACTTGGTCAAGAACGATGGCCTCGCGAGCGCGCAGACCGCGGGGCTTGAGCTTGGGATCACCGAGGCGCCAGCGAATAAGCTCCAGCGCCTCGGTTGCGATGATCAGCTTGGCCCCGACGCTAAGGACGACGGGCTGTGGCGCGGGGCGGTAGTCAGCTGCCAGGTGAGGCATTGTCCTATGCATCCCTGAGTTGCTGCTCATGCACATCACCAATTCAACAGGTTTTGGCCAGGTCTGGGCGTCGGCGCGGCGCCCGCCCAGGGTGTGACGCAGTAGAAGTAGCCCGCTTTCTTGTTGGAAGCCGCCTCGGTGGCACATTCCGAGCTTGTTGCTTCTAAGCCCTGGTTAAAGCAGCTGGTCGGAGAGCAAGGATAAACCGGGATGATGTGTTGGTTTATGTAAGTGCTTGCCGCCCCCGCTGTGGTGAAAAACAGAGAGATATGGTCAGTCCTGTGCTGCCCACACTTGTTAGTGCCCAGCGTTGCGCAAGTGGTTTGCCATATTGTGTAACCAGACGCGGAAGCCGGCGCGCATTGAGCAGCGATGCCTAGAATGACCGCTGCCGGTAAGGCATATTTTCGCATTGTCATTTTCCTTCCATTGCCTTGTGGATCAAATCCTCCAAGTCGATCTGCTTGGAGTCGTCGCCGAATAGTCCGCCGAGTGTAGCGGCGGGCTGCTGGGGCACCATGGGACGTAGCGGCGCATCGCAGCGACGCTGAATCTCACCCTCGAAACGTTGCGCTATGATCGAGTCAAGCCACCGCGACGCGTTCAGAAGGGAATTTCGAGTCGCCAATTTGGCTCACCATTCTCCAAGAGGTACAGGTTGAGGGTTTCACGCTCATCCTTAACGCGGTACGCCACTTGAGCCACGATCTCGGCGATCTCCATCTCAAGCTCGCCGTCATAGCCGCGCCAGCGACCATCGCGGGATGATTTCTCGGTCTTGGTCAATCGGCGCAACCCATGGTTGCCCTCGCAGCGACCCCGGCTGCGGCGCTCCGCCAGGGCCTTGCGGCTGGCGAGCAGCTGGTCAAGCGTGAGCATGGTCTACTTCGTAAGTTTGGCAGGCATGAGTATATCCGTCGCGCCAGCCCATCGCCTCAACTGTGCCTCGCGACCATGGGTTTTGGCCATTGCCACGTTCGCAATCCATCCAGCCCATTTCGTAAGCGTTTATGTCATCAGGGTATGCCGGGTAATCAAAGCCATTAAGGGTCATTGTCGCATCTCCTTGTTGTGGGCATGAGGCCCGATAGGCGCCCCGTGGGACGCCCGTCGCGCGTCAAGAAAGATCAACCCACTCAAACGCGCGCTCAAATTTGTAATCAACGAAGCTCTTTGTCCTGTCGTCGTCCAAGTCCAAGTCCCTTGTCATCGCAAACACAGCGTCATTGATTGCGGTGAGTTCCCGTCGCGTGTAACCGGCAGTGTTGTCGATGTGTGCGCGGAAGGCGTTGTCAAATTCCTGGCGTGTCATGTCGCAAGTCCTCCGTTTCGATGGGAGCAATATGAGCGGCAGTGCGTGGGATGTCAAGCGGGAATGTTATCAGCACATAGGACAAGATGTCGCACCCTCCCCCCGCAAATCGATAAAACAAGGGGGGTGCGACAATTTGGCTGTCAAGCGGGGGTCAAGCCCTACAGCCACAGCAATAAGTGAGATACACACAGAAAAGTCGTGCTATGCAACGCGACCCCCCTCGCGCACGTGCGCAGGCTTAGAGAGCTTCCTCCATGACAACCAAGCAAGTGCAGGTCGCCACCGCCACCGAGCATCAACGGGTACTAACCCGGCGAGCCATCCGACAAGCCATCAAGCACGAGCAACAGCAAGCCACTTCCAAGCGACCCATCACTCTCCCTCGCCTCGCCTGGATGGAGCGCCCGTTCCTTGTGGACGAAGTTGAACGACCAGCCGATGACGAAATTAGAGAACGTGATCAAGAAATAGAACACGCCAATACATGCTATAGGAATAGGCAATCGCCGGGCACTGTCATATGTCATGACGAGTCTGAGACGGAAAACCACAGCAATTGCAAGGAAGTAGGCTACCAGGCTAAACACCGTGTAAGCGTAGTGTAAGCATCCACTCTCCCGACCCCCCCCCTGAGGACCCCGCGAGGCGCGCCAGCCGATGGCCTCGAGGGTGACTAGGTCAGGGACCCCCCACGCGGTTCACCCCAAAAAAATTCTGGGCGATTGTTAAGGAGAGGCTGTTCAGCGGGGGTTTTTGGTGATCAATGTGTCTGGCTGGACTGAACCTCCGGTGGAGCACTGCGGAGACGCGGGTATGGAGGCCCGCCGGCCTTCGGGCCGTCGTCTAATGTAGGACACCGCAGCCCGGGCTCCTGAGGACTTGTCGAAGGGTTTGAATACGGCTCTGTGACCTTGCCCCCGTGCGAGGCGGCCCCGGGGAGAGCCGAGTGGGCCGCCACAAAAGATGCGGATGGGGGTAGCCGTGAGGTTACCTCGGCGCTCAACGTAGGATGATAATGTGTGTCCTGCCATCCCACCCTCCTGAGCACTTGCCGAAGGATGAGCACTTGTTGCGGCACGTCGGGAGTAATTTCCGAGAGAACTCGTGTTATTGGAGAATAAATCTGACTGATTTATTCTCCAATATTCGAAGGATTGCGGAGGAACGGCGATGAAGATCAAGAAGCGGTCTGGGCGACTGGCGATGCGTGAGGAAGGCAGCTTGTGGGTTGCCTATTATGCGTTGCCGAACACGATGGAGGGTGCGCTGTTTCTAGGCTCGATCAGGATGGAGTTCGTGCGCGACCTGGATCGCAAGGCGGTGTTTATTGATCTGATGAAGGAGGCGATTGGAGACAAGCTTAGGGAGCTGACCGGTGGGGCTCCGACGTGGGAGGGGATGCGGCCGGCGCCGGAGCATGAGCGCAGCGGCACGACGCAATGATCTGTGGGGCCGGAACGTCTCCCGGCCCCACCCGTAACGTAGCGTAGGATACTCTACTGCACGGGGTTACGGTCCCATCCTGAGCACTTGTCGAAGGGGTAATGGCTCACATTTCATCCGCGAGGGGATAGAGGCGGAGGTCGAGCGCCCTGGCCAGCCTGACGACCTTGCGGAAGCTGGGGTCTTTGATGTGGCCGTTCTCTATTTGACAGATGATTGAGTTATGGACGCCGCTGCGTCTTTCGAGTTCGCGGAGCGACCATTTGCGCTGCTTGCGGGCGCGGCCGATGATGGTTCCGATGGTGGTGAGGTTTTCTCGAACCATATGCTTTGGCTGGTTGGTGGCTGCCGGGATTTCAACCCCGGCTATCGCTTGCCCCTAGCGTGTGCCAGCGGTTCCCGGTGCACCGGCGCTAACAGCACAAGTTGGATGCTAGCCTGCTTGACATCCCAAGTCAAGAGGTGCATGACGCCCGTCCGTTGGTCCTCCAGGCAGGTTGACATGGGGACATCTGGCCCGGCGCCCGTGGAGTCGCCCCTGCCGGGGAATAAATGGTGACCTAGACCTGCCACTTCCTCGAAGGAATCCCCTATGACTGCTAACGAGCAGTTTGTTCTCCCAACCTATTCCAAGGCGGCGCCGTTTCCGCGTGAGCGGTTCCTGATGTTCCTGTCCAGATTGAAGGTTCAATCTAAGGACTTCGGGATGGTTCCGTTCAACCTGCTCGGCGGCCAGCGCTACTTCATGGACGAGCTGATCGAGGGGCTGGAGCGCGGCATTACGACGTTCGTCGTGCTCAAGTCGCGTCAAGTTGGGTCTACGACGTTCTGCCTGGCGCTCGACCTCTTTTGGGCATTTGAGTATCCGGGACTATTGGGTGTGTTCATTCTTCACAAGGAGGAAGCGCGCGATGATTGGAGGCAAGCGATCGAGGTCTTCTACGATGAAATCCCTTCCAAGGTCTTCATCGGCGGCCGGAAGCTCAAGTTCAAGCCGGGAAAGCTTCGACATAATCGAAATCTCCTGTCTTTCTCGAATGGATCGAGATTTCGCTACCTTATTGCGGGCATTCAGGAAAACCGTAAGGGTGGCCTTGGCCGATCTGGTGCGGCAAATTACGTCCATGCCACCGAGGTCGCCTTCTACGGAAATGAAGACGATATACGTGCGTTCAAAGCGGCAACATCCTCCATGTACGAGCACCGGCTCCAAATCTACGAGTCGACCGCAAACGGGTTCAACCATTTCGAGGTTACGTATGAGGACGCGAAAACGAGCCAAGTCGTCAAATCGATCTTCATAGGCTGGTGGAGGGACGAGAGATATCAGTTCCCTGTCGGACATCCCGACTTCCATACGTTCATGGATGGGTCGCCGCTGTCAGTTCTGGAGAAGCAGCGGATTCGCGCGGTCAAGGATCGGTATGGAGTGGTGATCTCGCAGCAGCAGGTGGCCTGGTACCGGTGGAAGCGGCGTGAGGAATTTGGTGACGACCAACAGTTGATGGACCAGGAATTCCCATGGACGGACGAGGATGCGTTCCAGGCCACGGGGAGCAAGTATTTCACGGCGGAGAGTCTTACGGCCGGCATCAAGGATGCTCGACGGCAGCCTTTCCAGGGATATCGCTATAAGCTTGGCAGACGATGGGAGGAAACCAGTGTTCAAGGATTCAAGGATCATCGAGCAGAGCTTAGAATCTGGGAGCACGCCAGCCGGTTTGGATATTACGCTATCGGTTGTGATCCCGCGTTCGGTTCCAGTGACACGGCTGATCGAACAGTTATTAGCGTTTGGCGATGCTTTGCAGAGTGCGTCGTTCAAGTTGCAGAATTTTGTACATCACAGGTCTCAACATATCAATGCGCCTGGGTGCTTGCTCACCTGGCGGGATTCTACGGGACAGTGGACTGCCGAGTCATTATCGAGATCACCGGACCCGGAACCGCCGTCTGGCAAGAGCTGATGCAGTTGCAGACTTACGTGCGGGAGTTGCGGCCGGAGAGCGACGAGCCTGACCTGCGGAATGTCTTCCGCAACATGAGGCATTTCTTCTACTCGAAGCCGGATGCGCTTTCGAGCGGCGATTTTGCCTTTCACTGGAAGATGAGCGACGAGCGCAAGCGCACCTTGATGGCGCATTTCAAGGATTCGTTTGAGTTGTCCCGGATGATCCCGCGGTCGGTGCCATTGCTGGAGGAAATGCGGCGGATTATCAATGACGAGGGCAGCATAGCCGCGGAAGGGGCCTGGAAGGACGATCGGGTGATTGCCGCGGCGCTGGCTCATGAGGCGTGGCGGCGGTGGCTCAAGCCGATCCTGATGGCGAAGTCGATGACGCGGGCGAGGACTGTGCAGATCGAGGCGGCCGGCGGCGAGCAGCCGGTCGATCGGCTGATCCTGGACTATCTGAAGCGCGCGAATATCGCAATGCAACCGACAGGGCGACGATAATGCTGTGGCAACCGATCGAGACGGCACCACGAGACGGTAGTCGGATTCTTGTTGGTTGGGGCCCTTCGAGAAGACCTCAGGGACAGCCGGTCATTGCGACGTGGCATTGCGAGTTTAATAATTGGCAAGAATGGCCGGACGGTGACTTTGCTTATCCAGGTGAAGTCACACACTGGATGCAACTGCCGGAGCCTCCCATGGGCAGACGTAGCCACGCGGACCTGATCGCGATGGCGCGCGAGCTGGCCACTTGGCCGAGTGATCCGACCGTCAAGGTAGTGCTGACCGAGATGGCTGACGCCCTGGAAATGGCAATCCTGGTGAAAGAGCCACGTCTTTCGGGATTGCTGAGCGAGCCAGGCTACCCGATCGTGGAATCGCCATGCCCCTCTCCAAATGGCAAGTGACGCAGGCGCTTCGCCGCTACCGGTACGACCCTGAGTGGGCCTATAAGCCGAGCGAGGCGTCGCTGCGGCGGCGCAAGGCCAAGCCGGTGGCGTACAAGACGGAGACGAGGCACGGTTACAGCACTGTGCCACTGAAAAGCCTGGCGGCGCTGGCCGGCGTCGAGTGGTATGAGGCTCGCCATGCGCAATGCGGGGTCATGGGCAACACCACGAGGGACAGATTATCGCATGTGATAGAGCTGATTGAGGCTGGCCGTCTCAAAATTCACAAGAAGTGGGGCCGCGGTCTTGGGTCCAGTTGGGAAGTCGAGTACATAGAGCCGCCGTCTCGGCGCCCGCCTCCGCAGGATCGGCTGCATAGGGCCGAGGACTATCGGGAGTGGGCGCCGTGCCGGACCTGCCAGGGGGACAAGTGGATGCCGGTTGAGGTTAATCGCGCGATCCATTACGCTTGCAAGCAGTGCTGGCCGGACGGCAACCTCGCCGCAATTGGAGCGCGCAAGCTTGATCCTAAGGACGTGGCGTTGTCTCAACCGAAGATGCGGGAAGACTTTCGACAGTTTTGAGAAAGCCAACCCTGATTGCCTTCATTGCGGCTGCGCGAGGGTCCAATGGATTCCTGGCGGGGGCCACATCGGAACGAAAGCAGCGGCTGTGGATGCGACGGTCCGCTCTCTTGCCAGCGACTATGGCATGGCGGACATCAACACCCCATCCCCGTCGAGGACGAATCGGGCGATGCCGAAGTTTCCGGTGAGGCAGCCGGACATGCCGGTGAAGCATTTCGCGCCTGGATTCGGCGCGGCAGTGTCCTCTCAGGGAGCGACCTGCGAGGTGTCCGCCGCCTCCGTGGACCTCCGCGGCAAGGTGGCGACCGATCGCAGATTGAGCCCCTCGGGCACGGTTCCCGGCCCGCAGGCTCACACTGAAATACACGGGCGTCACGTGCCGACGACACGAAGATGATTGCCATCATCATCCATCACGGAGATCGCTACTATCCCGCCGAGCTAATCGGCACGACGAATCGAGCGCTATTGCCGCCCGGTCAGATATGGCTTTCCGCCAGGCAACACAGGAAGCGGTTTAGGCGCCTTCTTGATGAGCAATATGTCTTTGACCAAAGTTGGATTCCCAACTCGTTCAAATCGGCAAAGCAGGCCCGTCGTTTCGCGCGCCGAAGGTTCGGCGCCGGAAATCTTGATATGGGGAAATGGCGAGCTAAGCTCCAGCGCGGGCAGCGGCGGCTTGAGGCCGGACATCTGGTGATGGTGACGCGATGATCTTTCCCTCCGACGAAGAAGGGCTTGCAAAACGTGTCAGGTACATCATTGACCAGTGCACCGACAGCCGCGCCGATCGGACTCAACTATACAATCGACGCGAGCGATATTACCTATTCGGCACAGACAGCAATGACATGGTCCGCTACAACAGGCTGGAGAGTCACACTGATCTTGTCGCCGCTTTCTTGTACGCTCCCGACCACGCTTTCTACAATATCGCTGCCGAGCGCAACGCCGACGACGCCATCGTTAAGCAAGCCATAGCGCTGCAAGACGAGTTGAACGACGATTTCCAGGACGACGGATTGAGCGACCTGATCGCCGAGGCTATACCGTGGTCGCTGACCTACAATACGATGATCTACAAGCAGGGGTGGAACGATGCAAGAGGTGCGCAAACCGCCGAGCTTATCCCGCCGCACAACTTTGGTGTGTTACGGGAGAGCATACCCGATTTGGATGCGCAGTCAGCCTTCTGTCACACCTACTTTCTCGAATGGTCCGACGCTGCCCAGCGCGTCATCCGGGCCGGCCGAGGTAGTGACCTTCCACGAATATCCGTCGAGAACAAACCGTTCATAAGCCCGTTCCCTGAGATGCTCAACCGGATGATCATCTCGGCCACCGGCGGCGCGAACCTGATGGGAAACATCATTGGGCAGTCAAATCCGACATATACCCCGACCGACACCTACCAGCCGAAGGAAAACTTGCCGGTCGTGCGGTTCAACGAGCTGTGGGCCTGGGACGACGATTGCCAAGACTATCGATTTTTCCACATGGTTGAGCCTGATATCCTGATCGGAGACTCCAAGAAAACGGTCGATGCGCTGAGGAAGGCTGGCAAGCTCAGGGGCGGCGACAAGTACAAGTCAGAATGCAACTTCTTCTTGCCGAAGGACCATCCTTTCACTCCAATCCGCCCCTATACGAAGTACAACTACTTCTGGGGCAAGGCTCACATCGACACGTTGATCCCCTTGCAGGACTGGATGACCGAGCGCCTGGAGCAGATTGCGGACATTCTGGAGCGTCAAGCGTATCCGCCGAAGATCGGCAGCGGTTTCTTGGGGTTGACGGATGAAAAAATGGAAGCCTTTGGCGGAGCAGATACGTACCTCTTCGACCAAATGCCGCAGGCCAAAGTCGAGGAATTGCATCCTCAAATGCCGCCGGATCTCTTCGCCGATTTCTCTCAGATCAACAACCTCTTTCTGGAAGCGTCTGGACTTACGGAAGTTCTTTCTGGACGCGGCGAGCAGGGTGTTCGTTCTCGACAGCACGCCCAAGAGCTGCGAAAAACCGGCGGCGGACGAATCAAGCGAACGGCGCTGAAGCTGGAGCAGTCTCTGGTGCGCATCGGCGACCTGAGCTTGAAGCTCAAGATGCGCAACGACGACTCTGAGATCACGCCGGAGGCGACCGACGACGGCAAATCGGAGCCTTTCGTGGCCGCGCAGATTGCGAGTGACGTGAAGCTGCGGATCGAGGGCCACTCGCATTCGCCGCTGTTCGGCGACGAGTCGCGAGAGATCGCCGTCTTGCTGAAGAAGGCCGGCGCGATCGAGAACGAGATGCTGGTGCGGATGCTCAACCCGCCGAACAGGGATGCCATCATCCATTCGCAGCGCACCGCGAGGATCAAGCAGCAGAAGATGCTCAAGGAGCACCCGGAGTTGGCGCAAAAGCTTGCCGGGGCTTCGAAAAAGCGCTAGGTTGGGGCCTGCTTGCGCGTAAGAACTGCCACAAAGGAGCTTCAAATGGCGCGACGTGGACGTAGACGGCACCGTAGGGGTCGTCGGCATTAACCCAATTCACCAACCTCCCGAGGGACTTACAGAGTCCCCAACTGCCCCGGCTTGACCGGGGCTTTTTTTTGTTATTGATTACCTGAGCGGCCGTTGCTTGGTGATAAGAGCCCCTGGGCGCTTCCTTCACTGAATAGCCAAGATTGCTAATTTAGCCGGTCGCGCTCTCCCCCTCCAGACTGCACACCTAACCCTCTCGGGGGGAGGTCGCTTGCTGGGACCATTGACCGGGCCATCTTTTGCGCCTATGACCAATAGGTAAGCATTACTGACCTATTGGAACGAAATGCCTCCGATGATGCCCGGAATGGGCGGCCCTCCCCCCGGAATGCCTCCGATGGGTGGCGGCGGTGTTGGCGGCCCTCCCCAGACCAAGTTGCCTGGCTCGCCAGTGGGTGGCCCCGGCGGACCGGGGGCTTCGCCGATGGTTTCCCCCGGAGGCGGGGCTGGCAATAAAGCCGCGGCGATGGCCAACGTGAAGGCCGTCATGCGGACCCTCCAAATGTCGATGATGGCCTACGAGCCTGGCTCGAAAGAGTTTCAGGGCCTCATGCGCGCGTTGTCGTCGCTCAATCCGCTCTTTGGAAAGGCGTCAGATGCCGACTTGGGGCCGGCCGCGATTCGTCAGATGGCAAAAACGCAGCAGCCCGGCGGTCCCCTTGCGGGCGCTCCGCCACCTGGTGTAATCTCGGCTCCACTTCCTCCACCTCCTCAGATGCCTATGAGTGAAGGTTAAAGTGATGTCTCAGGACTTTCTCAAGCCGAAACCGACCGACACGGCCAACCTTGACAGGCGCAAGATGGAGGATGGTCAGTTTCGCAACCCGCCCAGCTTTTCCGAATTTGGCGGATTCACCTCGGCGGCCAAAGGCAAGTTTCAGGGCAACAAGATGACGCTGGAGAGCGGCGGGCCGTCCTCCAAGAAGGGCAAGCCGATCTAATGGCACCGCGTCGGCAGTTGACCCCGGTCGAGATGGAGGACCTGTCGCGCCAGTATTTTGAGCTGGTGCACGATCCGCAGACCCGTCCGTACATCGCAAAATTGGTGAAGCATAAGTTCCCGGACAGGGCCGTGCACTTCAAGGACGTGGAGCACGCCGAAGAGATCAAGAAGTTGCGCGGCGAGATCGAGCAGGAGAAGCACCTCGCTGCCGGCCGGCAGGCGCAGGAGAAGATGCAGGCGCAGCGCACCAAGCTTTTCGAGCGCTACAACGAGGACCAGGTCAAGGACATCGAGAAGGTCATGCAGCGCTATGGCGGCGTGGACTACGATGCCGCGGCCGTGCTGTACGCGCACGAGAATCCCTCGGTTAATCCGGAGGCAGGTCCGCCTCCCGAGGAGCGCTCCGGCGCCACATTTGAATTCCCGACGGTCAGCGGCAAGGACGGCAAGCCGCTGAGCTTCGAAGACTTTGCCAAGAATCCGACCGCAGCTGCGCAGAACGCCGCATATCAAGTCATTACGGAATTCAAGCGAAGGAACGTCGGTTCCAACGCCCGTAGATGACTAATGCGGCGCGCAGTAGGAGCGCGCGGAATTGCCCATTTATGGTCAAGGCATAGTCCCGGCCGCCGGTGCAATAGCCAATGAGCTAGGTGCCGTCGTCCGCCGCGCTTTCATGCCGCGCGTGTACGTTCAGCTCTGGAAATCCGCCCCCTTGATGGCGGCCTTGCTGTCATCGGCTCAGGTGGCGACCGGCGGCCTTTCGCCGATCACCGCGCCGTTGCAGGGCGCGCCCATGGTGAGCGGCCAGTGGGTCGATTACTCAGGGTCTTTCAATCAACCGGGCGTGCAGCCGGGGTTACAGAACGCCGAATTCAACCTTAAGGCGTACTGCACACCAATTCCATTCCTGGGCTTCGAGGGCTTGGTGCAGATGGATTATTCCATCGTGCCTCTTATTGATGCAAGGATGAACGATGCAACTAATGTAACCATCGATACATTCGCTACCACGCTCTACAACAATGTTGCCCAAACGCAACAGTTGATCGGTCTGCCAGCGGCGATCGATGACGGCACGTTCTCGGCGAGCTACGGCAACATCCCGCGCAACACGAACCAGTTCTGGAAATCGGTCTACGTCCACAACGGCGGCGGGACCGTGCCGACCCGCAACCTGATCCTGCAGTATATCGCCCAGGTGTCGAAGACCACCGGCGAGATGCCCAGCATCGGCATCATGGGTTTCGGCACATGGACGTTGTTGGCACAGGATTTCACCCCGCAGGAACGCTACAACATCCGGCCGGGAGACAGTCTCAACAGCGGCAATTTCGTTGGGCACAGCTCGTTCCAAGCCCTTGATATTGCCGGCATTCCGGTCTACGCGGACCCGTACTGCCCCGAGGGCGTGCTCTACATCATCAACACCAACTATCTCTCCCTCTTCCTTCACGAGCGCGCCGCGTTCGCGTTCACCGGTTTCGAGTCGACTCTTCCGAACAACCAATTCGGCTACATCAGCGCGATTCTGTCGCTGCTGGAGCTGGTCAACGTCAAGTGCAAGGCTCACGCCAAGATTGATGGCTTGCAGTTCTTGAACATCTGAGGCGCGCATGTCCCGAATCGGCGGAGTTTTTCCCCTTCCACTTCAGGCGCCTGCAAACGGCGACGGTGTGATCGTTCTGCCGAGCGGCGGCGTCTACATGCTCCCTCCCGGCAACTTCATCGTAACCCAAGGAATTCAGACGAATTTGCAGTGGTTCGATCCGAACGGCTTGGTGTGGCGCACAACCCAGCCTTCCGACGCTCTCAATTGGATTTCGTCCGACGGAACGAATTTCCGCCTTGTGAACATGTCCGGCGTTGCGGTTGGCGCGTCTGTCACCGCGGCAGGCTCTGGCGGCACCAATGGCATCGGCTTCACGGCAACGGGCGCGGCTGTGACGTTTGGCGCGCCCGCGGTTGGCGGTGCTCTGGCGACCGCGACCGGCTACGCGATCGTTGGTGGCTCGGTTGCGGCCCCGACCATCACGCAGGGTGGCTCCGGGTTTCTTATGCCGCCTCTGCTGATCGCCGATCCGCCTCCTGTTGGCGGCATTCAGGCAACTGCGGTCGGCGCCATCTCATCGGCCGGAGTGCTGTCTACAGTCACGATGGTTAACGTCGGCGCCGGGTATGCTTCTACGCCGAATTGGTACGTCATTCCGCAGCCGCCCAACTATCAGGGTGGGCCGACCGCTGGTGTGGCGGCAAACGCTTTTCCGCCGCCCGGGCTGGTGTATCCGACCAACCTTCCCGGCGGCTCGTCGTTCACGGCAAACAGCTCGCTGAACGGTTGCCAGCTGACCTCGGTTGCACTGACCGGCTCCGGGACGCTGACCGGCATCGGCATCATGAACTACGGCTTCGGCTACACCGGAACCACCATTCCGGTTGTGACCGTCACCGGCGTGGGCTCCGCGACAGCGACCGCCATCATGTCCTTCACGATGACCTCGGTCACCGTGACGGCCGCCGGCGGCGGCTACACGGGCGCGGCGGTTCCCATCTGGGAGTCGTCTCTCGGTTTGGTGTCTAGTGCCTTCAACAATCAAATTCCTCTGCCCCGAGCCGCGCGCGGCGCGACAGTGATTGGAGGCGGCGCGATTTCCTCGTTCGTGATCGAGGACCCCGGCTTCGGCTTTCAGAAGGTTCCGATCATCTCGGTATTTGATACGACTGCAGACAACAGCAGCCTCGGCATTGGAACCGCCGTGGTCGGCGGCGTCAATGACGTGTCGGTACTTCAAGGACGAGTTCAATGAGCACCTATATCCCCGGCGTCGGACTGTCGTCTGTCACGGCAGAGAACAGCATGCTGGTGGAGCTTCGCGTGCTGTCGAACCTGATCCAGAGCTACAACGGCGGAGCGCCGTCACAGGAAGAATTGCGGCTCATGCGTAACGACGAGGCTTTTGGGCTTGGCATCGTGCCGCCGACCGTTCCCGGTCAGTAAAACCCGGCGCCGCCTCTGCCGGACCACAAAGGAGAGTAAGCTATGGCTATCATCTATGGTACCCCGACCGTCGTTTCCGCGTCCAATCCCGCCTCCGTCTCGGTTCCGGCGATTGCCGGCCGTCACGGCGAGCTTCTGACGTCCTCGCTGCATGGCAGATGGATGCAGGCCGCTCTCATGGGCCGACTGTTCGTCGCTGGCTCGCTGATCGCCGGCATCACCATTCCTGTCAACACAGCGACCGCGGCGACCTGCGTGATCCACAATCCGCTCGGCTCGGGCGTTGTGTTGGAGTTGGCGTCTTTCGACGTTGGTTGGCCGGCGGCTGCGGCAAGCGTTGTCGGCACCATTCTTCTGTCGATGTCCACGCAGACACCCACCTCGGTCACCTCCGGAGGCTACACGCTGGCGTTGCCGATCGGCGGCGGCGGCGTTCCGCAGGGCAAGTTCTACACTGCCGCGACCGTCACGGCGGTCACGTCCCATCTTCCGATGATCACGGCTTCGACCGTCACCGACACCATGAACCCGTCCCACGTGGAGTTCGAGGGGAAGGTGAGCATCGCGCCAGGCGGCATGGCCCATGTGACATCGACGCCGGTGCAGACGGCCGTTTCGCTGCCGGCATTCATCTGGGCGGAGTGGCCGACCTAAGAGGATAATGACACATGTCGGTTGGAGCGTTTACCGGCGCAGCCACCAACTCATCGCCTGTTGCTTGGGGAATGACGGTCGGGCTCACGTCCGGGCCGGTATTCCCCGGAGTTGGTTCGGCCCATGGGGCGGTGTTCATCAACAACGGAACGGCTGTCATCGCCATTTGCCCGGCGAGCGTCAATGTTGGGACCGCCGGTGTCTTTGCGGGATTCACGGCCGGTGTTGCAGCTATCAACGGCGCCGGCTCTGTGAATATCAACCCTGGGGACAAATTCTTCATTGACAACATGCTGTGCACCTCGGCATGGAACGGGATCGCCGCGAGTGCCGGCGGCGCGCTGACTGTCCTGACCTTCTGAGGATTGCAATGGCTGATGATCCCAATGTTGCTGCTGCGCAGAACGCTGCCTACCAAGCTATCGATCAATTCAAGCGAAGAACGGCACTCTGCACGGACTGCAAGCATCATCAGCCCCGCGATGCGAGCGTTGTTTGCACCAATCCCAAGCTGGCTGAATTGGCCGCCATGGTTGACGGCAAGGTGCATAGCGGGCAGATTGCCGACGCCATCGATGTGCGGATCAACGAGTCGCTGTGCGGTGCGGGCGCATCATGGTTCGAGGGAGTGACGCATGACGACGGAGTACCCATCGATCCAGTTGGGCCAGCCGGGGCCGTTCCAGATGGTGAAGGTGGTAAACCACAACCCCTTCCCGATGTCGGACCGGTTTGACGGCGTTCCCTATATCTTCAAGACCGATGTTCCCATGTCGATCCCGGTCGAGGTGGCGACGCATATTCTCGGCTGGCCTGGCGAGCCTGAGTACATCCGTCGCCACATTGCCAAGCGCTTCGGCTGGAACACCCCGGACGACATGCGCAGGCTTGACGCCAAGCTGTCGGCTGATGGAACCGTGGTTGATGTTGGTTCCGGCCCGATGCGCTGGGAAACATGGGTGGACAAGATCGAGATTTCGCCTATTCACTACGAGCTGATCGAGCGCGACCCTGATGCGCCGATCCCGGCCGACGCCGGCGATCCGGAAGAGGCGCCGATGGGCGAAAGCGAGGTTCCCATGCCGCTCAAGGACCATGAAGCGGGCGATACCCACGTCGGCGTTCGCAAGCGCACTGGATTTGTTGCGAGCAAGAAGTCGGCGAGGCGTCTTGATGTGTGAAGATGATGATATCGCCCCTCGAGAAGACCTCACCCTTCGAGAAGACCTCAGGGCCGGCCCCTGCCTGCCGACTGTCTCGACTGCCGTCGCCCAGGAATTGACCGAAGTGACTAGGCGAGCGTTCCTACCGCTCATAATGCGGGTCTGGTATAATGTTCAGCCTACGAGCCATTGAAGAGCTGGCCGGCGCCCGCAAGACCCGGGAGCAACGGGCCTATGAGCGGGAGCTTTCGCACGTGAAACGCGCTACTATGCGCGCCAAGCAAGCCGCCGACATGATCGAGAAGATCAACGATCGGCTGCAACAGGCGAAGCGCGATGGCCCAGCTCCAAACCTACCTGACCCAGGTCCAGCGGCTGGTTCACGACGCTAGCCAAGCGACTTTCAGCACTTCAGAGCTGACCGACTACATCAACGAGGCGCGCGAGGACATCGCGATGGACACGCATTGCGTGCGCCATCTGACGACCGGCGTGCAACTTATTCCTGGCCAGGAAATCTATTCTATCGATGGGGCCGTGGCGGGTGCCATTGTCGGCCCCGGCGGCTCGGGCTATACGGCGGCCACGATTGTCACGTTCGACCCTGCCCCGGCCGGCGGAGTTACCGCAACGGGAGTCCCGGTCATCACCGCCGGAACGCTGTCCTCCATCACGATGACGCAGTGGGGTGATAACTACACAAGCGTGCCAAACATAGCGATTTCCGACACCGGCGGCGGCACGGGAGCGACGGCGACCGCGGTGACGTTCCTGAACGCCTTCCAGGTGCTTTCCATCGCAAACATCTGGAACACTCAACGCTATCTTCTGTCGTTTCGAGGCTTCACGCTCTTTCAGGCTTACATGCGAGGCTGGTCGTCCGGAGCGTACCAGTCTCGGCCGAGCATTTGGACCCTCCACCCCCAGGACCTGAACGTGTATCTACAGCCGCCGCCGGATCAGCTCTATTTGTCCGAGTGGGACATGATTAGCCTGCCACTACCGCTGGTCAATGCCACTGACAACGATGCGCAGGTGTTGCCGCCGTGGAACAAGGCCCTTCAGTTCCGCGCTGCAGCGATTGGCCTGATGAAGCATCAGAATTTTGAGCAGGCGGAATATTACGACAAGAAGTATGAGCAGAGGGTACGCCAGTACATCACGACGGCGGCCGGCATTCGCATACCCAACCCCTACAACAGCAGCTTCCAGCGTAAGGTGATGCGCGGATGAACATTCATTTCATCTCCGGCCTGCCGCGATCGGGATCGACGCTCCTAGCCGGCATCCTGCGGCAAAACCCCAGCTTCCACGCCGCCATGACCAGCCCGGTTTTTGCCATGTACAAGGCTCTTGAAGGAGCCATGAATCATCGCAATGGGGCAATCACAGATGAACAGCGGCGTGATGTCCTGGAGCAACTGTTTGAGAGCTACTACGACACAAAACTTCACATGGTGGTATTCGACACCAATCGAGGTTGGTGCGCGAAGCTTCCGGCCCTGACTCAACTGTTCCCAAAGGCGCGCGTAATTTGTTGTGTTCGCGAGGTCTCATGGATTATGGATTCGTTCGAGCGCCTGATGCGAAAGAACGCCTTCGAGCTATCCGGGATATTCGACTACAAGCCAGGCGGCACGGTCTTCACCCGCGTGAACCAGCTCGCATCAAGCGATGGCGTGGTCGGCCATGCATTGGACGCTATCAAAGAGGCGTATTACGGCGAGCAATCCGGCAAGCTGATCATGGTGGAATACCGGGACTTGGCAGCATATCCGGAGACCACGATAAGGAGAATATACAGATTCCTGGAAAAAGACTATTTCAAGCACGACTTCGATAACGTCGAGTACAGCGCCGAGGAATATGACCGCGAGCTGGGCACCCCCGGCCTCCATACCGTGCGCGGGAAAGTGGAGTTTATCGAACGCAAGACGATCCTGCCGCCGGAGCTGTTCAAGCGCTTCGAGAATGACTGCTTCTGGAGGAAGTAATGAACTATAAATCCTGGAAATCCTGGCTTTTAGTGGCCTGCTTGCTGTCTCCAACGGTGCTGTGGGCGGCAGCGATGATATGGGTTTCCGTAAATTTTGATATCGAACGATGGTACGTTTTTACGCAAGCCTGGCCGTGATGATATGCCAGACGTAGGGGCAAAGCAGCGCGAAGCGACCAAGTTCATCATCTTCTCTCAGTTCGAGAAGATGAACACTCGGCTGGATCGCCGGTCTCTCCCGGAGACCGAGGCGGCGTGGATGGAGAATCTCCAGCCGATCGCGGCTAACAACCTCGTGCCGACGCCTGGTCCTATTGCCGCGCTCACGGCGCTTACGATGGAGACCGTGAACTCGATGTTTTTCGCGAACATCGGGACGATTGACTACATCATCGTTTTCGCGGTGTCCGGTGCCGGCATTGCGGTGGATACCGCAACAGGATTGGAGACTGTATTTGCGCCGGACGGGACGTTCACCGCGCCTGACATGACGGTGTTTGCCTCGGCGCGCATTCTCATACAAGACCCGATCGCCGGATACTCGCAATGGGATGGGCATGTTTTTGTCACAGGCGGCGGCGTCAGCCCCAACATCAAGGTCACCAACGGCGGCTCTAACTACACAAGCGTTCCGACCGTCAAGATAAACGGCGGCAGCGGAACGGGAGCGACGGCTCATGCCGTGCTGGCCGGAAAGGTGGTCATCTCGGTTGTTCTTGATACGGCCGGCACCGGGTACAAAGCTGGCGATACCCTGACGGTGGCCTTCTCCGGCGGCGGGGGCGCCAATGCGGCGGCCACGGCCATCATCTGGCCCATTCAGCTCGGCACCACAATCGCGGTCTTCGCGGGGAGGGTGTGGTGGGCCAATGGGCGTGTTTTGCAATTCACCGGCACGGCCGGCTATGACGACACCAATCCAACCAACGCGGCCGGCACGACGACGATCACCGATGCGGACTTGTCGCACAATATAACGGCGCTGCGCACTCTCAACAATTACCTTTATATCTTCGGCGATTCGTCGGTGAGGCAGATCGGCAGCATCAGCGTCGTGTCCACTATCACGCTGTTCACGCCGCTCATTCTCGCCTCGGACATCGGAACGTCCTTCCCGCTCACGATCGCGAGCTACAATCGCCTGGTGCTGTTTGCCAACAAGAACGGCGTCTATGCGATCTTCGGCGCCAGCGTTGAGAAAATAAGCGACGATCTTGATGGCATTTTCAGCGGCAAGATCAACTTTTCGTTTCCTCCATCCGCCGCGCTCAACGACATCAGGGACATTCACTGCTACTTGCTGCTCGTGCGGTACATCGACCCGATTGCGGGCGAGCGGAGCATCATCTGCGCCTTCCAAGAGAAAAAGTGGTTTATCACTTCGCAGGGCGACGGGCTGCGCAGCATTGTCGCGGCGCAGTTGGCGGCCACGACTCAGGTCGAGACATACGGCAGCTCGGGAGCCGACATCACGCAACTGCTTCAAGACCCTTCCGCCTCCGTTAAAATCACGCTGACGACAGCTCTTACCCCGCACGGTAATCAGGTTCAGGCGAAGCAGCCTATCCGGGCCGGCATCGGTGCCGTGATGCAGGGCGTTACGCCTCTGACGTTCTCTGTGGACAATGAGAACTTCAGCCGACAGTATAGTTTTACCGGTGCGGCCCCCGTGACGTGGATCAACAACGTTGGCGGCGTGGTGAATTGGATCAACAATGTCGGTGGCGTAGTGACCTGGATCGGTCGTGGCTTCCAGTTTCCCTATACGGATGTAGATGGACAAGGCAAATTTCTTGGTGCTACGGTGACAGGGACGGTCTCAAATTCCGTGCTGAACCTGATCGCCATAGAGTACCAGGAACGGGCGCTCTGGGGTCCGACAACCCTCAACCCGCCGCTGCCGCCCAGCCCGCCTCCGCCGCCCCCGCCTCCCCCCGGGCCATTTATTCTGGACGTGAGCAAGTTAGGAGGACCAGATGTCATTAGTTAGAGTGATCGTCTTTTTCAGCCTTATGGCGCCCGCGTGGTCGCAAACCCCCGGAACCTTTGTTGATGGGCCGGTGCTGACCACGGCATCGCTGATGGCCGCCCTCGCCAAAAAAATGGATGTGGTGGCTGGTCAGCAGCCGCAAAGTTCAGGTGGATTTACAGTAGGGCAGCGGCTCACCGCTGCGGAGCTGAATGCGGTGCTCGCGAAGAAAACGGACGCTCCCGCTGGGGCGCAGAGCACAGGAACATTCACCAATCCATGCCCTGCGCCCAACCAGGCTGAGTTCTGCCTGACTGCGGCCGAGCTGAATACCGTGCTGGCCAGCAAGATAGACTATCCGCCGACCATGAGCGTCACCTATGAGCAGTACGGTGCGGTCGGAGATTGTGTGGCCGAGGACACGCAAGCGATTTGGAATGCGCGTAGCGGGTTGCGTGCATTACAGGACAAGCTTACGCCTGTCCCGGTCGCGCTCACAATTAATCTCAATGCCGGGTCATGCTACTATTACACGGACAACCGCATTTTCTGGGGATTGAAAAACCTCACATTGCACGGCAACAACGCCACGATGCAGCTCAAATACCCTGCTACTTATGTTCAGTTGGTGGCGGCGGGCTCCTTTATAACAAACAGCCAATATCAGATTTACTTTGTCGGTACGACTGATTTTACGCTGATCGGCTCGGCTAACAATACTGTCGGAACCACATTCACGGCAACCGGTCCAGGCTCCGGAACCGGTTACGCCACACCAATAACGACGCCTTCTGAGGGAGGAACATACACATGGAATGCAACGACTGGTTTGCAATCCTTGGTCTGGACCGGGGCTAATCCTGTAGGGCGCGGAGTGTTCGGCGCCTACCAACTTATCACCAATCGGAGCTTCATCGAGGCGACGCCATTGACCGGCAACATCGGCTTTCAGGCCAGGGCCAAGCCGTACGGGCCGTATATTCAAAGCGTCTCCGGAGGATCAAGCGTCACCACGATCGTTCCCTCGGGAGCCGATCCGGCCGTGTTCCCGCCAGGCCAATGGGCTCTTGTCACGTCTTACGCGATGGAAGGGCCGAACACATACCCGATAAATGCGAGATATTGGGATTACGTCAAGATCGTATCGGCCGACCCGACGACAGGAGTTATCCAGCTCGATCGACCATTGACGCGAACGCACGTGAGCACAAATTTTTCCGTGCCGACTTCCAGCTCGCTGAACTTCGGCATGGGTCCGGCCAAGATCATTGCGCTCGGCGATCCCTTGAACAGCCAGTCACCGTCGGTGCCATTTGCTGATTCACTTGCCATGGACAACGTGACATTCGCCGTGAATCCTTATTCCGGCCGGACCAGCGATATCTCCGGCGGGCCAAACCCTACATATGGCAGCGACTCGCCCAACAACCTGGAGTGGATACATTCTCATAATTACTTCCAGCCAGCCGGCGTTTACAATGCGTCGTTCACAAATGTCACGGCAACATTTTTTGTCCCAAGCGCGGTAGCCAACGTTAGCCTGCTCAATTCAACTTTCCTAGGAGCCGAGCCAGACAAGATCATAGATGCGATAAACATCACGAACAGCACATTTCAGTTTGAGTTCGGCGGGTGCTCAGCCGTCAAGCTTCTCAATGTCCAGAATTCGACGTTCAGGGCCTATCCGGTGGGAACGGCCAACCTCTACACGCATGGGGTCATCAATTGCACGCCTCAACAGGGCATCTTCAACAACACCACGTTCATCGGTGAAGGTCTAGGTGTCACACACCCGAACGTTAGCCTGAACAACAATTTCTCCGCTCCGACAGTCATGACCATCTCTAATTCGACATTCAATGGAAATGGCGTCCAGAACAACCCTGTAGGCTTCGGCGTCACGGTAGGCTTTGGAGCAGGGCTCATCACGACAACCATCGATGGCACAAACTATATAGCCACCTCTACGACAAGGCTGCATATCGTCAACGCGGATGTAACTGGGTCATGGCAGCTTTTGGGAGCTGCGGTTCCAGGGCAGAACATAACCAATTCAACCACCTCGGTTACCGGCACAGTGACAAGCATCATCGGCGATGGAGCGAGCGGAGCTTTCATGGATGTCTCCGGCGTCACGATCCATGCCGCAGACGTCCTCAAGGTGTGGGACATTCAGCCCAACAGCGTGACGCTGACCGGGAACACGTACAATAACTACGTGATGGGGCCTGTGGTGCCGTGACCGAATTTGTTCCATCCATTTTTCTCTATGGCGATCGCGCCGGGCAAGGGCGGTGGGAGATCGGCCACTATCGCCAGCATGTGACCTACGTGACTCATCTGGCGACGCGCGCCAATCCTGTTCTGATCCCGGACCATCCTCTGATGGTAATAGGGACCACCGATCTTGAGCGGCGGGTGTGGCTCGAAGATCATGCCGCGACGCACGGCGCGTTGCGTGAGCTAGCCAATGTGTCCGGCATCGACTTGTCTGAGGTTGATTTCGAGAATCCAGAGGAATTCAACGTATGGCTTGACAGCCACTCGCTTGAGCATTCGCTGATAGACGCCGCATTTGGGCTGTAGTGGAGGCACGTGATGCACGGTTCACCTGCGCCAATCTTCCAGGTCGAGGAGCTGGCTTCTTTCCTGAAGCCAAACTCGTCCGGCAAGGCGGCCGTTGACGAGATAATGCCGATCTTCAAGGAGCACTGGCAAGAGGTTGCCAAGTTCAAGCACCTTCTTTCGCTCGCTCCGAACATGCAGAAGTATGTGGACTTTGCCAGGGCAGGCAGGCTCCACTTCATCACCATGCGACTCGACGGCAAGCTGATCGGCTACAGCGTGCACATCATCGTGCACGGTCATCTGCACTATCGCCAGCTCGTATGGGCGGAGGATGACATCCACTACATCGCGCCAGCCTATCGCGGCTCCGGATTGCACGAGGAAATGCGCGTGTTCGCCCTCAAAACTCTTAAAGAGAAGGGCGTCGATTTCGTCACAGCCCGCACCAAGGAAGGGCATCAGCACGACGCGACGTTGCGCGCCGTTGGCTATGAGCCTATGGATAGAGTCTACGGGCTGGACCTCAAGAATTGGAGCCCATATGAAAAAACACCTCCTGGTAACGGGATGCCTAGTAGCTAGCCTATCTGCTGCGTTGGCCGGCAACGGAGGCAACCCCGACAAATACAAGGATGTTCCGGCTGACGTGCGTGAGTGGTTCAAGCATGTCCGCAGCCCGCAAGGTGTGCCGTGTTGCGATATTGCGGATGGCTATCGAACGGATTGGGAGCGCCGCGGCACTGAAATTTGGGTATTCATTGCAGAGGCTTGGCGAAAGGTGCCGACTGTTGCCGTTGTCACTGACCATGCCAATCCGACCGGGGATGCCGTGGTCTGGTATGTGGACAACAACCCAGGCGCCAGTGCGGACACGCCCGATCGCTATTTCATACGGTGCTTTGTTGCCGGACCGGAGCAATGATCCATGGCGTTTACGGGTGCTATTGCGGCCGACGCCGCGATCGGCGGTGAAGTAGCGGCCGATGTCGGTCTTGGCGCCGCTGTCGGTGAGGGCGCGCTGGCCGCTGATGCTGGCCTGGCTGGAGCCGACCTGTTCGGAGCCGGAGCGCTCGGGGCCGACGCCGGATTGTTCGGCGGAGCGGATGCTCTAGCGGCTGGAGCGGGGGCGGACCTGTTTGCAGGAGCCCCCCTTGCCGCCGATGCCGCCGCCGGCCTGTCAGGTGGGGCTGAGATAGGGGCTGGCGGCATCGAGGCCGCTCCGTTCCTGGCGGATGCCGGGACGGCAACCTCTGTCGGAGCCGCTGACGCAGCGGCCGGAACGTTCGGCTTTGGCGGGGCGGAGCTGGCAGGCGCATCGGGCGCGGCCGACCTGGGCGGTGCGACGGGTGCGACAGCAAACACATTTGGCTCCCTAGGCACTGTCGGCGAGGCGCTCCCCTCGCAAGGCTTAGCAGGGGCAGGGCCTGCGGCGAGCGCGGCGCCGGCGACAGGCGCGGCAGCAACTCCAACTTCGGTTTTGAACCAGGGCACCGATCTTCTGGATGTCAGCAGCGGCGGTATTCAAGACGCCTTACAGACGGGCGCGCAGACGGGTGAGGCTCAGGGCTTGGCCGGCGGCACAAACGTGGCCGATCTTGGCGGTAATGTGCCGCAAAGCGACACGTTCTCTCAGAGGTTCATCGGCGACATGGCGCCTTTCGACGAGCAGCCCGCGGCGGTCGCGGATGCTGTCCCTGCGCCTACTCCGGGAGCTTTTGATTCCGCGTTCCAGCCCAACCCGCAGATGATGCCCGACGCCGGCGCTCCGGCAAACATGCCTCCCACGCCGGCGGATAGTGGCGAACCATGGATCGGGAGTGGACAGGACGCGGTAAACGCGCCGACATCAGGATTTGCCTCGGCAACGTCTCCGTCCGGTGGTGCCGCTCCAGCCGCCGCCGCCTCAAAAGGTGGCGGCGGGTTTAATTGGATGCAGGGAGGCATGCTCGCCTTGGGCGCCGCGCCGCTGGCTCTGACGCTGGCACGAGGCGAGGCACAGTTGCCACCGCAGGCCGGCCAACTCGCCGCCAACAACCAGAACCTGAGCAACTTCGCCAACCAAGAGTTGGCTTCGGTCTCGGCCAACCAGCTCACGACCGGGCAGGCCGCGCAGATCGCGCAGCAAACGCAAACGCTCCAGAACCAATGGAGGCAAGCACTGTTCAATCAAGGCGTGCAGGACCCGTCGAAAGACTCGCGGTGGCCGCAAATCCAGGCCCAGATTGCGCAAACGGAGACCGCGGCCTCGCAGGCCATGATTCAGACAAATCTCAACGCTGCGCTCGGCGCGTCCGGGCTGGCGTCGCAGAACCTCATCGCGCTGGCAAACATGCAGATTCAGCAAGATACGGCTTTTTCCAACGCGATCGCCGAGGCGACCAAGGCACTCGGGATAGTTGCCGCAATGACTGCCATGAGCGGCGCGAGGGCGTGATGGGCGGCTATTCCGGCGGCAGCGGGGACAGCAGCGGCGGCGATAGCGGCGGCGGTCGCGACGAAGGCGGCGGCTATGGTGGCAATGACCGCGCCCAGGGGTATGGCAGCGGCGGCAGCGACCGTTATAGCGGCGGAGGAGGCGGGGACTCCCAGATCGGTTACGGCAGTGGCGGTAATTATCGTGGTGGAGGTGGAGATAGTGGCGGCGCCGGTGGGGGCGCAGATAGCGGAGGAGCTGGGCCTGCCGCCGCGACCGATGCAGGGTCTGCTGATAAGGCGGCCGCCGTTGCGGCAGCCGATGTTGGTGGCAGCGGAGGCGGAGACGCCGGAGGCGGCGCCGGGTTTGGTGTCGGCGACATCTTGTCCGTCGGTGGCGGCGATCTTCTCGGTACGGGAGGGGGCGATCCGAATGCCGTTCAAGACGCTGCGCCAAAAGATGCCGTTCAGGGTGGCGGCGCCGGCATCGGGGCGGACCCGCTAACGCAGGATCAATCCGCGTTCGACACCGCTGCGACCACCACAATTCCCGGCAGTCCGGCGGATATTATCGGCGGCGCGCCGCAACAAGCCGTGTCCGGCGGCGGAGAGCCAAGCTTTGCAGAGGCGTTTCCTGCTCCCGTTGATCAATCAGAATCGCCGCAGGACATTGCCTTCAGACCGGGATCGCCCGAGCAACGGCGCATAGACGATTTGCGAAGTCAGGGATATAGCGTCGATTCTAAGGGCAACATAACCGGCGGTCCATTGGAGCCAGGGACAAGCCTGGGCGGCGGCGTCACTGTGCCAAACATCGACCCAAGCACCGGGCAGTCGCCAGGGATTGGACAAAGCCTTGGTGTTCCAACGCCAACGCCGGACCCGCGTCCGAGAAACGCTGATGCGGGGGCCGGGGCGACAAATGCTGACCCATTCAGCCAAGACATCTTCAACGTGCCCCCAGGCGATCCGACGAAGCCGAGAGATTACTCGGTGCAAATTAACGCGCCCGGGGACAATCCGCTGCAATTCCCTACTCCAAGCCCGGACTTTGGCACGATGATGCAGCCGGGATCGCTTGCCGACATGAATGCCCCAACCACTTTTATGCCGACCGGCGAAAGAGTGTCGGCCCTCAAGGGAGGAACCGGGGGAGAGGCGGGTTTTCCTAGCGACTTCGGGTCAGGCGTCAAGACGGAGTCCATAACGGGCGGTGCGGGGCTGGATTCGAATTTGAACTTCGTCGGGACCAAGGACATGGGGCCGCCCTCCGCGCCTGCCTCAGCCGATGTGGGCGGGTTCGCCGATGCCGGCCTTGGCGGCGAGAGCCCGAATTTTGGTGCTCCAAGTCCAGGTCCGGCCGGCGGCCTAGCCAGCAACGAATTAGATAAGCCGTCCGAACCGCTCAAGTCGCTCGGCCCGCCTGGTAGTGAAGCGGTATCGCTGGACGACATTCTGTCTCGCGATATGCCGTTTGGCCCGACAGGCACGGTGTCGTCCCCAGAAACGGCGGTCGAGAACGCGCCGTTAACGGGATCGGACCCGTTTGCGGATCGATTTCACTTTGATGCACCGTCTGCCGCACCTGCGGACCCCAATGCCGCGTTTTCGGACCGGTTTGGAAATCTTCCCCCATCGGCAACTCAAGACCCGGCCACGACGTTTGCGGAGCGGTTCGCTCCCGCAGCCCCTGATGAAACGGCCAATGTGCAGAAACAGAACGCCGCTGATGCAACGATGGCCGAGTTAGATGCGGAGCGGTTCGCCGAGTTTCCAGATCAAGCGGTTGCCGGAGCACGAGCGCCCACACAGCTAGGCGACATTACCCCCGGAAGATTCACCCCCTCAGGCGCTCCCGGCAACGACTTGTTTCCCCTTGGGCCTGGCGGGTCTCTTGGCACGGGCGGGCAACAGGTGACCGGCCCGTATGGGCTTCCGGCCGACCTGGGCAAGCAGTTCGCCGGAACGCAACTCGGCATTACGGAGGCTTGGCCGGGCACTCAGCAAGGCGAGCAATTGCAACCGACGCCGGTTGGCCCGGATCAAGTTCTAGGGCCTCCAGAGACGTTTGGCCCGCCTGGTGGAGCCGCCGGACCGGTTGCGCCGCTTCCCGGAGGGAACGCACCGAACGCGATCCCGTCAGGACAACTACAGGATGCTCGCGGCGCGGGCGGCGCGCGAGAGGTGGGGGCGCAGGGCATTAAAGATACTCGTGGCGGCTCGTCTAACCCGCCGCAAATCCTACAGAGTGCTGTTAGTGGCAACCCGCAGGCCGCGCAAGCGCTGTGGCAGCTCAGCCCGGCGCAACAACAGCAGATCGCCGGCGAGCAGCAAGCCACGATCAACGAGTGGCGGCAGATTTTCATCGACCGCGGCAGCCTCAATCCCGAGAGTGACCCGTCCTGGGCGCAAGTGATGAAGATGATCCAGCAACAGACCGATCAGCAAATCCTGCAGTTCTGGCAGCATAGGACGATGTGATGGCTAACCCGCTCGCGGTCACCGACGAGACCGACGCCCTTGCCACGGACAACGCTGACTTGGAGCCGCTCAAGCAGCAGGCCGGGCAGTCTCTGACTGGCGCGCGCCAACGCATGGAGCAGACGCAGCAAGAGCGCGGCGGCATGATGCAGCAATTCGAGCAAGGTATGCAGGGCTATCAGCAGGCCGCGAAGGCACGACCGCAGCCGCCGAGCATGCCGCAGGCGCCGGACAACAGCATCAGCATGGGCGCGGCCGGAACGTGGCTCGCCGCTGCCACCGTACTCGGTGGGATTGCCGGAGCGATGACGCGCCGTCACGCGACCAACGCGCTAGCCGCTTTCACTGGCGCGTTGCAAGGGGTTAAAGAGGGCAACCAGATCAAGTTTCAACAAGACAGCCAGAAGTGGGAGCAGGAGAATAAGGCCGCGTACCAAAATTGGAAAATGGCGCATGACTCTTACATGGAGACTCTGGAGGACAAGCGGCTCGATCAAGAGATGAAGATGAAGATGATCGATCTCAAGGCGCGGCAGTTCTCCGATGACGCAATGATCGCGCAGGCGTCGAGCGGCGAGCTTTTCAGAATCACAGCCCTGGAGGATGCTCGCGCAAGAGAAGTTCAGAAAGCAATGCAAGCTAAGGCAACGCTTGACGAAGCTAGGCGTCATCACGGGGAGCAAGAGAAAAACGCCGCGGGTGTGCCGCTGACGCCGGAAGCCAAGCAGATGGTGGCTGATCGGGACAAGGCCGGCGATCCTTCCGCGAAATCCAATTTGGGGCGCGGGCCAGCCGGGCAACGAGCCGTCGCTGATGTCATAAATCTAGAAGCCGCGCAGGGCACTAAGGGGGCTGACCTGGCGATCAAAAGAGCCGAGTTTTCGGGGCAACAGAAAGGCCAAGGCGTCCTTGCGGGCAGAGAGGGCAATCTTGGGCTTCTCGTAAATGAGGCACGAAACGCGATACCTCTTGCCCTTAAGAACTCAGCCAGCACTGATCGGGGCGGGACGGTCATTTGGAATTCGGCACAAGGTACGTGGGACGTGCAGACAGGCAGCAAAGAGTGGGCAGCGCACGTTGCCTCCACTAATGCCCTCATCAATATGTATGCGCGAGCTTCTAACGGCGGCACATGGACGGTTGCCGGCGCCGAGCACGCTAGGGGAATATTGAATCCACAAATGCCGCCGGAAGCCTATAACTCGGCGGTAAAGACAATAGCGCAAGAGTTGAACAATTTCTTGAAGGCACCGGCACAAACGCGACAGCAAATGGAAACCGGCAAGGTCGAGCCCATCGATGTAGAAAACCTTGAGGGTGGCGGACAGCAGTTCACCGGCAAAACCATTATCAATCGGAAGACGGGGCATAGGCTGCGTGAGACAACGGACGGCAAATGGGTTGAGTGATGGCTGAGTTGCCAGAGGGATATGAGATTGAGGACTCCGGCGCTGCGCTGCCCCCCGGATATGAGGTTGAGGAACCTCATGAAAAAAGCTGGGCCGCGGTCGGCCGCCGGCTGATGACCATTCCCGGTCGCGTTGCCTCGTCAATCGGTGAGGGCTTGATGTCAGGTCCGAAGCTGATGGGCGACGTGATGGAGGGCCGCGTCGATCCCAACAGCAAAGAGGCGATAGGTCGGTCATTCGAGGCGGCTATGGCCTATTCGCCTATGTCACCTCGCGTCGGTGCGGCACGAATGCTTACGCCCGCTGCCAAACAGACGGCGGAG